GTCTATAAGACCGCCGTACCGATGAGGAACTGAGATGGCCCGTTCGCAGGACAACCAGACCGACGCCTCGGAAGACATTCGCACCCCGGCGCAGGGAGCCGCTGGCGCCGACAAGGTGCTGCCGGCCGATCCCAAGGCCGATCCCCGGGCACTGGGCGCGCCGATGCCAGCGACAGCCAAGGGGCCGGGCGTGGCGTTCGCCGGGCCGGAGTGGATGCCGATGACGCAGGCCGACCGCGCCCGCCTCCAGGCGCTGCGCGACAAGGATGCGCTGACTGACTCGGAGCAAGCGGAATTCGATGGCCTGTCGGGCCGCGAAGCCTTCGACGCCAACCGCCCCGAGCAGAAGCCGATGGCGGTCGAGGACTACGACCGGCTGCGCCTGCTGCGCTCCCGCGCCGCCAACCCGCAACTGCCGAACCTCAGCGAAGACGAGGAGGGCGAGATGCAGACCCTCAGCCTCGTTGAGTCGGAGGCCGCCGGCCACGTCACGCCGCCGGCGCGCGAGAGTGTCGATGACATTCACCCGCACTTGCAGCTGTCGGACGAGCTTCTGGCCGCGATCGAGCATATCGTGTCGCTGATCCCGGCGCTGCGCGGCCTCTCCCCGCGCCTCACCTGGCTGCGCACCCGCATCGACGAGTTGAAGGGTCCGGTGCCGGAAGATCAGAAAAAGGTGGCTTGACAAGCCCCTTCGTGAGAATAAGGCGGCGTGAGTGACGCGCCGCCTGACGACACGGTAGACACGCAAGAGGAGAGACGCGAGCCCGTAGACCGGGACCGCGACCTCCTATCGCGCCGCCCGCCCGGCGGCATGGACCCCAAATCCGGCATCCGGTCTTACCTCTCCAAACTGTTCAAAGACATCAACAAGGGGTTCGAGGATCAGGCCGACAGGGCCGACGATATCCTCGACTTCTGGGACTGCTACAACTGCGTCCCCAACCAGCATCGCTACTACAACGGCATCGCCGACATCTATTTCCCGCTGATCCACGACGCCATCGAGGCGCGGGTGACGCGCTTCGCCAACCAGCTGTTCCCGCAAGGCGGCCGCTACGTCGAGGCGACCGATTCGGACGGCAAGGGCCGGGACGCCCTGGTGGGGTTGTCGGACCACTATGTTCGGCAAGGCAAGATGAAGACGCAGGTGGTGATGCCGCTCCTGCGCAACGGCGACATCGAGGGGCAGTACAACCTCTACGTCGATTGGGCCGAGGTCGAGCGCCAGCTTGTTTCACGTGAAACACACGGCCCCCGCGATCCCGAGAGCGGCATGGAGATGCCGGGCGAGGAGATCGACGACATCACCGAGGAGGACGTGATCGACGGCTTCCCGGTGTTCGAGGTCTTGCACGATGCCGACGTGCTGATCTTGCCGGCGACCGCCGACTCCACCGATGAGGCGCTGATGGCCGGCGGCTCGGTGACGATCTTCCGACGCTGGTCCAAGGACAAGATCAAGGCGATGGCTCGGGCCGGCAACATCCGGCAGGACGAAGCCGATATCCTGAGCGAGGAGATGAGCCGGGCCGAGGACGGCAAGGTGCGGGACACCGAGGGTCACGTGCTGCGCCAGGTCGGCATTCGCAAGGGCGGCAAGGAGGCTGGGGTCTGGGAGACCTGGCACATGCTGCCGCTGAACGAGAACGGCCAATTTGCCGAGAAGGGCAAGCGCCGCCTCTGCCGCATCTTCTTCGGGCCGCAGAACGCCCAGCTCGGCGCCAAGCGCAATCCTTACTGGAACGACCGCTGCCCGATGCACTCCTGGCCGGTGCAGAAGATGTCGGGGGTCTTCAAGGGGCCGAGCCTCATTCGCTACGTCGCCTCGATGCAGTACGAGGCGAACGACGCGGTGAACGAGGGCGCTGACGCCGCCACCCTCTCGGCGATGCCGGTCGTGGTGGCCGACGCCGAGAAAGTCACGGGGCCGCTGGTCTACAATCTGGGCGCTATCTGGAATGCGCCCACGGACGCCATCAGCCTCTTGACCATCCCGGACCTGACGCCGCGGGCGCAAACCAGGGTGGGGATGGCGGCGGCGCAGATATTCCAGACGCTCGGGGTCAACCCCTCGATGCTGCCGCAGCAGACCCGCACCACGAAGCCCAACCAGGCGATGGTGGCGCAGGAGCAGGCGGTGGATCTCCTGACCACGGCCAACGCGGTCTCGATCGTCGAGGAAGGCATCCTGACCCCGGCGATCGAGTGGATGATCGACCTCGACTACCAGTTCCGCGACCGCGAGATCACGGTGCGGGCCTACGGCGAGGAAGGCCAGCGCGCCAAGATGGAGGCGGTGCCGCCGTTGCAAAACCGCAAGGGCATCAGCTTTGTCTGGCGCGGCGGTGAGCAGGTTCGGCAGAACGCGATGTTCGCGCAGCAGGGCGCGCAGATGCTCAACGTGATGATGAACCCGAGTTTGCAGCAGGTGCTGGCGGCCGCTGGCAAGAAGTTCGACCCGACCACGATCATCGAGCGCATGGTCTCGACCGCCTTTGGCCCCGAGGTCGCGCAGCGCACCATCATCGACCAGCGAGAGCAGCTGACCAACCCGCCGGAGATGGAAGACGAATGGATGCTGTCGGGGCTGGAGGCGCACGTCCACCCGCTCGACGACGACAACCGCCATATCCAGGCGCACTCGCGCTCGATCATGGAGACGGGCGACCCGACCGGCTTGATCGGGGCGCACCGGGCGCAGCACATGGCGCAGGCCGCGGCCAAGCAGCAGGCGATGATGATGCAGCAGATGCGCCAGCAAATGCAGGGCGCGGGGGGCGGGCCGGGGGGCGGACCTCCGGGCGGTCAGCGCCCGACGCCGCCGGGGGCGATGCCGATGGGCGGGCGACCCGTCAAGGCGCCGCCGGGGCAAATCCACAGGGATCAGATGCCGCGAGCCGGCATCATCGCCATGCCGAGGAAAATGTGATCGAGGAGCCTCTGACCGACGAGGATTGGGGGCCGGCGATGCAAAAGCTGGTGGACGATTACAACATCCAGCGTGCCCAGGCCGCAGCGAGGATGGCGCGTGATCCCTTTCTCATTGCCCGCAAGAACAATGAGCGACTGAGGGAGTTTCGTGCGGCCGAGGCCGCCAAGCGTCAGCAGGATGAATATCGCCGCCGCTGGGAAGCGGCGCAAAAAACCAAGGCGGAACGAGCCGAGATTTATGCCGAGCGCAGAGCCGTCGCCGCGATGTTCTCCAATCCGCGGGTGCGGCGCGCGATGGCGCTGACGCTGCATCTCCAGGGCAAATCACACCGAGAGATCGGCGATGTCGTTGGATGCGGCAGCGATCGCGTGCGCGGATTAATCGCCACCGCGCAGCGTGAGCAGAGGCGCTGGCGCAAGATGTAGCTTGACGCACACTAGGGGTTGTGTCTTACCCTGATGCACCGAGTTGCGGGCCGTAACCCGCACGCGCGCACGGCGACAAGGTGCGTTTCGAGTTGCGGGCCGTAACCCGCTGGGGAGCAGCAATGTCCGATATACCGAACCCGCCGCCTGGCGGGGAGGAGCCCGATCTTGAAATCGAAGATGATGTCGAAATCGGTTCACCCGGCGAAGGGGAAGATACCGGCGAAGATGGGGAAGGCCCCGGTGGTGAAGCCGGTGAGGCGGGGGAAAGCGCCGGGGATGAAGGCGAAGTAGAGCCGGAACCACGGCCCAGGCAAGGCCGCAAATCCGAAGCGCAGCGGTGGCGCGACCGCGCCGAGCGGGCGGAACGGGAAGCGGCGGAAGCCAGGGGTTACCGGCAGGCGACGGAGCAGTTCGGGGCGTACCGGCAACCGCAAGGCCCGAGCCCCGCGGAGTTGGAGAGGCAGCAGCAGCAGGAGGCGGAACGCCTCTCGATGTTGTCGCCGCAAGAAGTCAGCGCCTACTACTACAACAAGGGGCGCCAGGAATTACAGCAGACGCTGCTGATGCAGCAGCTGCAAACCGAGGACCGGATTGACAAACGAGACTTCGATCAACAGGCCAAAAGCTCCCGCGTCCACGGGCAATACAAGGATGCGGTCGAGCGCGAGCTTGTTCAGGAGCGGAACCGCGGCAATCTCCGCGTCACCCGCGAAGACATTCTTCACCGGCTCGTCGGGCGCGATGCGGTTGACCGGGCGGCTCGTGCCGCGCCGGCGCAACGCCGCGCCGCGCAAAGCCGCGTGGCAAGCCAGCAGACCAGACCGACCGGAGCGCGGGGAGACGGGGCAGCGGGGGCGCGGGGGAAGCCGGGCGATCCCGCCTACGACGAAGCCCTCGCCATCGAAGGCATGCGCAAAGGGTATTTCTGAGGCAGCGCCGGACGGCCGCTGCCCTTTGACGGAGGGGTAATGTGGCCGTAACCGTGAATACCTCAAGCCAGTACGCTGGCGCAATCTCGCGGACCTTCGCGAGCAAGTCGCTCAAGAACGCGCAGCGTTTCATCGTCCTGACGCAGTTCGCCGACAAGCGGACGATGGACCACGGCCACGGCGTCACGTGGACCGCCAATCGCTGGCCGTACCTCTCGCTGCCGACCGGCCCGGTCTCCGAAGGCGTGCCGCCGACGCCGCAGCAGATGACCTTCCAGCAGGTCACGGGTATCGCGCTGCAATGGGCCGGGCGCCTCGTCTTCACCGATGTCGCGATGATTACCGTGCCGGAAGACCTGCTCGCCAAGGGCAGCGATCTTCTCGGCCAGCAGATCATGCAGACCAAGGAGCGCAACGGCTTGAACGCGCTGAATGCCGCCACCCAGGTCAACTACGTGAACTCGCGCGGCGCTCGCGCTTCCCTGGTGGCCGGCGACAACCTCGATCCCACGACCGTCACCCGGACCTACACCAACCTGAAGCGCATCGGCGCTCCGATGTGGAACGGGCCGGACGGCGAGACCATCAACCGCGATATGGACTACAACAAGCGCCAGGCCGACATGCCGATCGGCCGCGCCGCGCATCTCGTCGCGATCGGCGATCCGCTGACCATGCAGGATTTCCGCAACTCGCCGCTGGTGGTGCAGACCTACAGCTATTCCGACCCCAACAAGCTCTACGTGAACGAGCACGGCTACTGGGGCGGCATGGTGTTCTGCGAAAGCAACATGATGCCGAACTGGGTCGGCGTCGCGGCGGTGCAGGGCGCGAACTCGACGGGCTCCCTGACGACCGCGACCTACACGGTCCAGGTCACGGGGTGGGACAACCAGAATTTCTACGAGAGCCGCATCTACCAGGTCTCGAACGATATCTCGGTCACGACCGGCGGCATCGACGTGACCGTGCCCTCGACCGCCGGCTTCACCTATGCCGTCTACATCGGGACGGGCTCCGGCTCGGCTCCGATGAACTTGGGCCTGACGACTTCCGGCCCGTCTTCCGGCCCCTACTCGGGGCAGGCGATCCAGATCGCGCCGGGCACGACGGTCACGATCACCGGCGTCGGCCTCTACCAGATTCCGCCCGCCGCGCCCGCGACTGGCGTGACTGTGTTCCGCACCTATGTCTTCGGCAAGGAAGCATTCGCGACCCTGAAGCTGGAGAATATCCAGTGGAACCGGCTGTATGAGGCTGACAAGTCCGACCCTCACAACCAATTACGCGTGGTTGGGTGGAAATATTTTGAGGGGTGGGTCATCCTCAACCAGCAGTTTATGGCCGCAATGGAAAGCACCGCTTCCTCGACCGGCGCATTCGGCTGATCTGACTTAGGAGAATAGTTCAATGGCAGCCTACAGCAGTCCGATTGCGCTTCGGGTCAAGGTGCTGGTGAGGGTCGAGGCGGTCGGCGCGGGCACTGGCCCCTCCGGTCTCGGCGGCCTCAACGCCGACGACCCGAGCTACGGGCAGAGCCTGTCGCCGGGTGCGGCCCCGCTGGCGCAGACCATCTACTATCAGGACGCGGAGCCGGTGCCGGGCACCGCCGGGTCGATCACGCTCGCCAACATCAAGACGGCGCTCGACGCTGCCTCGACGACGTTCGCGGGGTCGAGCGGCACGCCGATCATCAACGCGACGCAACTCGCGACGATCAACGGCTGGTTCACAGGCTCGCCCTAGCTAGGAGGCCCCCGTGGCCACAAAGACTCTGGGCACAGCGACGACCTCATCGTTGACGGCTGTTGCCTTCTCGCAGACGCCGAGCATCCTGTCGGACGCGGACCTCGCGACGATCAGCTACGGCATTCTGGACGACCAGAACGTGGCGCACCCGCACGCGGTCCTTGAGGGGATCGGCGGGCTGGTGCGGGAGGGCCGTCTCTTTGTGCCGAACCGCGGCTCGCTGCTGATCCTGCCGGGCGACTATATCGCCATCGATTCGACGACCGGGTGGCCGATCCTGGTCTCGGCGGCGGCGGCTGCGGGAGCGAGCTGGGTTCACTCGTGACCAGGCAGGAACGGAAACGCGAGGAGTTCCGCGAACGCGCGGCCGCACTTCGCGAAAAGCAAGGGAAGCCTATGACTGACGAGACCCCGGCCGCGCCGGCGCCGGAAGACGATGCCCCGGCGATGCAGATGGTCGAGCACGAGCAGCCCGAGGTCGAGCCGGAAGTGTTCGACGACGAGCCGCGCGAGCCCGAGACCCCGTATGAAATGTATCTGGCCTCCCTGCCCGACGAGGCCCGGGAGCTACTGGACGAGAAGGATTTGCGCGCCGCCTTCGATGCGGCCGAGCGCGAGGCCAAGGAGGAACGCCGCCGGCAGCTTACGGTCAAGGCCAAGGACCGGGCCAAGCGGGCGGCGCGGAAGGCGGCCGGCCTCTTGACCCAGGAGGAAATCGAGGCCGAGGTTCTGGCCGAGCGCATGGACAAGATGGTGAAGATCACCATCCAGATGCCCTTTGTCGGCGACACCGGCGGCATCGCGTCCGACGCGATCACGCTTGACGGCGTGCGGTATTTCCACGGCCAGACCTACACCGTCCCCTACGGGCGGGCACTCTCCATTCGCTCGATCCTCTACACGCTGCACCAGCACGAGCTGGATTTCGAGGGCCGTGGCAGGCTCAACGGCTTGCGCCGGCAGCAGGCGTCGGGCGTCAATATCGTCGATTTCAGGAAGATTGCATGAGCGACCCAGTTTACAGCGTGCCGGCCATTGCGGTGCCGGGTCTCAAGATCGCGTACCAAATCCAGATCGGCGAAGGCCAGGCCATCGCCTACGAGGCCGCCGTCGATAGCACGCTCGGCCGCCGCGACCTCGACGAATTGCTGGACCGCATCGGCGGCGCGGCCGAGCGGCGCAAGGCGATGTACGATCTGCCGTTCCACAAGGCCCGGCTGGCGCAGAACCTGGAACTGCTGCCACGCCTCCAGCGTGAGCTTGCCGAGGCGCAGGCCAAAGCTGCTGCCGCGCAGGTGCAGAAGCGGGGCGAGCGGGTGCGAGAAGTGCCGATGACGCCGCAGGACATGACGGCCATTGGCCAGATCGCGAACCGCATCTCGGAAACGGAGAAGACGATCGCCAACGACTATCTGCGCATCCCGTATCTGGGGGCGCTGATTGAAGGCCGGCCGCCGCCGGACCTGTTTCCTGAGCTGAAGCCCGAGCGTGAGCACCGGCCGCCGCGGATCATGGCGGCGGAATGACGGCCGGTGCTCACAGCCGCCGAGATTCTTGAGGAAGCCACCTACCGCGCCAAGGTGCCGGGCTACAGCCCCACCTTCGGCCTGCGGAACCTGAACGCCGTTCTCTCGGATATCTGCCAGCACTACGACTACGCGCTGGCCCGCGGCGTCTTTAATTTCAGCTTCAACCCGTCTCTGGTCTCGCTGTTTGGTTGTGGCCCGATCAAATTGCCGCTGGACTACCTACGCACGTCCGGGTCGTCCGGGGCAACGGGTGCCAGCAAGTCGGTCTGGTATAAATACCCGGCCCCGAATTTGGCGACGGGATACCAGGTGATAGAGCTGACCCCGGTTGACCTCGCAGAATTTGACCAGTTCCCGCAATTCGCCCAAGGACGGTCGCTGCCGAATTTGTGGGCGACCGACATGGGCGCGCCCCTGACCGACCGCATCGTGCTCTCGACCACGGGAGACGTGAACGGCACCGACGCCAGCCTCTACAACCTCGTCTCGATCACCGGCCTCGTGGTGGGCCAGTCCGTCGCCGGTCAGGGCATCGAGCCCGGCTCGACGATCCTCGCCATCAACACGACCACGAATCAGGTTGATATCTCGCAGACGACAACCGGCGCCATCAACAGCGCCAGCCTGTTCTTCGGCATCGCGCCAGTCGCCTATGTCTATCTGCCGCCGCTCGACGCCTACCCAGCGACGTGCCGCTACCAGCGCCAGATGCCGCCCATCGTCAGCATGGCGCAGGTGCCGTGGTTCCCCGACGAGGGCTATCTGATCTCGGAACTGGCGGGTCGGCTGTGCGAGATTTCAGACGACGCGCGCTCGGTCTCGCTGCACGCTATCGCCGACCAGAAGATGCGCAAGTACAGCGAGAAAGCTGACGACAAGACGAATCGCGCGCAGCAGGTCCAGCTCGACCCTCGCAACTTCGGAGGAGGCACCCCCTACGGCCGGGCTAGAAACACAAAATGGGCAGGCTGGCTGGTATTGTTAACAATTAGCCTGGGTAGTATACTTAGCGCTCCTGTTTTCGGGTAGGAGCATGATTGTGCCTAGCAGTAAAGACCCCGAGGTAAATCGTCGGAAAGCTAGAGAATGGCGGCTTGCCAACCCGGACAGGCACCGGGAAGCCAATCGCGAGTGGGAGACCATGAAGCGCGCCACCGACCCGGCATGGCGCGAAAAAAAGAAAAAGCAGACCCGGGCAAACGCAGCCAAACGAAGGGCGGCCAAACCGGAGTTGGTTGCTGGCTATCAAAAGGAATGGTTTGCCAAACACCCGGACTACAATCGGGCCAAGTTGGCCGAATCTTACAAGAACAGGCCAGCGCTCCATATGCTTTGGCGGGCCAAAAGCCGGGCCGCCAAATTAGGCGTTCCTTTTTCCATCACGGCAGATGACGTTGTTATCCCGGAGCTATGCCCGGTGCTTGGCGTTCCTATGGAACTTGGGGGCAAAACTGTAAGGAAAACATCGCCCTCTCTTGACCGGGTAATTCCCTCTCTTGGCTACGTCCCCGGCAATGTTAAGGTGATATCAAATTACGCCAACATTATTAAGCAGGGCCACTCGCTAGAGGATTTGAGACAAAGAGCCCAAGCCCTTAGAGGGCAATTGGCTGGCGTCGAGGCAGTTATCGCCTATCTCGAACGCGAGACGGGCTGATGCCCAGCTCGCTGCGCAACCCGATACCGCTCACTTTCACAGCGAGAGGATTGAGCGACGCGACGGACGGATCGAATGTTCCGCGCGGCGCGATGCGGGTGCTGACCAATCTGATCTCGAACCCGCGCAACACCGGGCAGATGATCTGCCGCCCCGCGGCGGTGCGCATCGAGGACTTGGCGACCTACTTCGACACGCCGACCCAGATCACCGGCATGGAGGTCGTCGGCAACCTCGCCTACGGCATGGTCTCGACCGCGACCTACCCGGGCAAGGACGAGCCTTTCTGCTTCGATCTCGCGGCCAACGCCAACGTTGCGGTAACGGGCGTAACCGCCGCCTCGCTGCCAGCCTCGCCCGCGCTGACCGGGGAGTGGGAGCCGCCGATATTGCGGCACGTCGGTAGTCGGGTGGTCGTGACGCATCCCGGCTTTACCGACCCGGCCCGCAAATTCGGCTGGTTCGACATCTCCAGCTTCTCGACCACGATCACCGGGAACATGGACGAGCAGCGGGTCTTTGTCGGCGACACCGACAGCGCCCCTGCGATGGCCCCCTATATCGTCGGCCTGCCGCCCGGCACCTTGCCCGGCGCGGCCGATGTCGGCTTCACCGTGACGGGCGCCGGCGTCCAGGCCGGTAGCACGATCGAGGAAGTCACGCCGGTCTCGGTGGTGTTCGCAGGCGATATCACCGCCGCCTCGCCGAACGTCGTCAACGTGGCGATCAACGGCACGCCGGACACGACCGGGATTTACGTCGGCCAGGCGGTGCAGGGGTCGGGGATCGCGGCCGGCACCCAGGTTGCCACGATCAATCGTGCCGGGTTTGCGCTGACCTTGACGATCGACGCGACGGCCACGACCGCCGGGAACGCCATGTCGGCCTTGGGCAACCAGGTCAAGCTGTCGAAGGACACGACGGCGACGGCGGACGGCGTGACCTTCACGATGTTCAACCAGTACGCCGTCACCGGGAACCCGGATATCACCGGGTTGCAGCCAGGCATGCTCGTCACGGGTGGCGGCGCGCCCGCAAATACCAAGATCGTCTCGGTCGGCGCGACGCAGATCGTGACCAGCGGCACGACGGTCGTGGGCTCGAACGAAATCGCCGTGCCGATCTACCCCAGCGGCATCTCCATCGGCATGACCGTGACCGGGGCCGGCATCCCGACAGGCTCGGTCGTGACCGGCACCACCGGCACGCTGACCACCAAGTTCATCATCATCTCCAACCCGGCGACCGCCTCCGGCACCACGGGCATCA